GTCGTGAGCGCGTCATCGACCTGCTGGAAAGCCGCATCAAGAACGCCGAGAAGACGTTCATGAACGGCCTGTCGTATGACTTCTATTCCGATGGAAGCCAGACGGCGCAGATCGGTGGTCTCCAGTTCCTTGTGGCTTCGTCACCGGGTACAGGCATCGTCGGCGGCATTGATCGGGCAACGTGGGCATTCTGGCAGAACCAGGTGTTTGCGGCGACTGCTACCGGCGGCGCGGCGATCTCCGCTGCAAACGCCTACAGCTACATGCTCCAGCTTTACACCAAGCTGGTGCGGCAGCAGGACCGGCCGGACCTCTGGCTGGCCTCTGACGTGGCATGGCGCGCGTACAATGAATCGCTGCACGCGATTCAGCGCATTACGTCGACCGACAACGATCTGGCCAAGGCCGGCTTCATGAATCTCAAATTCATGGATTCGGATGTTGTGCTGGACGGCGGTTTCCAGGGCACGACCACGGACGGAAGCAACTTCGGTGCTGGTGGCATCGGCGCCGTCGGCGGCATTCCCAGTGCTGTCAACTTCTACGCCTTGAACACGGACTACATTTACTGGCGGCCGCACAAGGACCGCAACATGGTGCCGCTGGACCCGGATCGGTTCTCCGTCAACCAAGACGCGATGGTAAAATTGGTCGGGGTTGCTGGAAACATGACCGTCTCAAACAGCTTCCTTCAGGGCGTAATGACAGTTTAGATGCAAATACCGATTAGCCAATTGACCGATAATATGCTAGCCAATTCCTTTCATGTCAAGGAAGGAATGGCTATGCGGCTTATTGATCGGATGGGCAATCGGTATGAGCGTCTGGTTGTCGTAGCGCGTGCTCCGAATGCGAGTGAGACCGATACCAACGCACGTTGGCTCTGCAGGTGTGATTGCGGGCGGATGAGCACGGCCTACGGCCAAGATCTGGCCAAGGGCAAAGTCAAGTCATGTGGTTGCTTGAATGCCGATAGAATATTCAAGCATGGAGGGTCACGCACGACGGTTTACAATGTATGGAAGCAAATCTTCCAGCGTTGTGAGAATCCGGCGTGTGTCTCCTACAAGAACTATGGAGCGCGCGGGATAACCGTCGATCCGACATGGCGTGATTACGGTGTGTTTATCTCAGATATGGGAGAGCCTCCCGAAGGCTACACCATAGAACGCAATGACAATGATGGTCCCTACAACAAATCAAATTGCGTGTGGGCGACCATGAAAACCCAACGGAACAATACGCGTCGAAATCGCAACCTTACGGCGTTCGGAAAAACGCAGAACCTAACCCAGTGGGCCAAGGAATACCGTATGCCGCGCGATCGGCTGCATTCCCGTCTTCGCACCGGTTGGGAGCTTGAAGAAGCCCTCATCACGGCTCCGCAATATATCAAGAACAAGGAGTTCTTATCATGACTACGACTCTTATCCCGCTTTCTGGCATTGAAGGCGTCAACTACAATACGACCTATACGGCCTATGACCAGACGGCCGCGATCAGCTCGACCAACAGCCCCGACAATCCGGGCCCGCCGTTCACGGTTGGCACCGTCTCCAAGGGCACTGGCGATTCGGAATTTGTTTTCGTCAAGGCTGGCGCAACGATCAATCTCGGCGATTGTTGCATTGTCACCTCGACGACGCAGCTTGCGAACCCGGTAACGACCACGCTCGCCCTGAAGGGCGTGCAGGTCGGGTTCGCTCAGGTCCCTATCGCGAACGGCGCTTTCGGGTGGCTGCAGCGTGCTGGGGCTTGCTCGAATATCAACTGTTTGGCGGTTGTACAGAATGTACAGTTGGCGGCCACGGCTACGCCCGGCGTTCTCGACGATGTGGTGACCGTTGGTCTGAAGAATATCGATGGTGTTGTGGTTACGACCTCGGGAGGTCCTGGGGTTCTCGCCGGTACACTGAATCAGTCGGTCGTGGGTATCACCAACCCGTAAACCCTACGGCCCGACTGGCATCCTGCTGGCCGGGCCGCTTTTTTGGAGAGACGCAATGAGCGATTTCGGAAATATGGAACAGCGGTTCGACGACCGCAACGGTGGAATGGTGGAGTTCGGAAATGACGCTCGGCTATTCGTCGAATTCACCTCACGATCGGTCAGGGATGAGGCGCAGAGCCGCGATGCCAACCGTCCTGTGAATGTGCAGGTCGATTACGTCCGCATTCGTCAACCCGGCGAGCGTGATGAAATTCTTCGTCCCGCCCATGACGGTGATCGTCGAAGGTTTGCCCGGCACTGGGCGGCCTATCAGGACGGTCGGCAGGAAGCTCCCAGTGGAACGCCCTTGGCTATCCTTTTCCCGAACAACCCGGAAGTGGTCGAGAACCTGAAATACGACAAGATTTTCGTGGTCGAGCAGTTGGCCGCTCTGAATGACACCCAGATCGGCAACATCGGTCTCGGCGGTCGGCAGTTCGTCGACAAGGCGAAGGCGTTTCTGGCTGCGGCAAGCAATGGCAAAGGTCTGCAAGAACTGTTCGCGGAAGTGGATCAGTTGGCGGCATCTATCACTGCCAAGGACAAGAGAATTGAGGCGCTGGAAGCAGCGCTTGAGGCAAGCAACAAGAAACGCGGCAAGGAAGCCGCATAACCTGGTATCGCAATTGCGAACCATAGGAGAAAAACAATGCCCCTCGCGAAAGACTTCATTGGTATCGGCATGCCCGCCGCATTTGCGCAGATGGAAGGGTTCAATCCGGCTGTTGCCGTGACAGCAGCGGGCACGACTACAGTGAATGCCACGGTGCTTTTGCTTGCCCAAGATTTCGTTCTGATGACAGCAACTGGCGCGGATGGTGTGCGGCTGCCCGCAGGCACTCTACAGCTTCAGCAATATATCGTGACCAACGTATCTGCTGGCACTGGAAAAATCTATCCGCCGAGTGGTGGAAATTTTGCGGGTGATACGACGGATAATTTCATTTCATTGCTGTCGCGCAAAACTGTCATCTTTTGGCGCCATTCCGCATTGGGATGGTCTTACAACATGTCGGCATAAGGAATCCCGTTTCATGGCAACTATCATTGATCCGCTTGGCACGCCGAGCGTTGTCTACAATCGAAGCGGAACTGTGCTCATCGCCATCGATGCGGCGGGATTAATTGCTTCAACCGGAGCAGCAATCCCGAATGTGTGCGGCCATACAATCGTTGTCGCAACATGGATCGGGGTCGATGATCAGGCGGTCGTGCTGCCATCTAGTGCTGATATTGGTGATATCGTAGAAATTTTCGCTGTAGGCGGAGAGACGGTTCGCGTCTTCGCGCCCACAGGTGAAACTGTAGCAGCAGGCGTCATTTTTGTCGAAAACAACAAGGGATGCAGATGTATCAAAATGTCTAGTACGAATTGGTACCCGATCTTCTAAGGGGCGATCATGGGAACGCCGCTCACACTCCTTGAAATCGCACAAGCTGCATTTCAGGAGCTTGGACTGAACGCGCCGACAACCGTCGTCGGCTCGCAGGATTTGCAGATCATCCAACTGCTGGCCCTGCTGAACCGTGACGGCAACGAACTGTATCGCTCCAATGACTGGACGACCTTGCAGGGCGAGCACATCATCAACCTGCAAACGCCCATTCAGGTAACCGGTGATGTGCTTCAAGGCTCGACCACGGTCAATAATACGACCACGGCGGGGATCACGGCTGGCGCCTATTCGGTTTCCGGTGCAGGTCAGCCTGCGGCGCAGAGGGTGCTTTCCATCACCGATGCGACAACGCTTGAGCTTGAGATGGAGTCGACGGCAACCGCTGTTGGAACAGATCTGATATTCGCGAGGGATACCTACACTATCCCCTCTGATTTCGATCGGTATATTTCCCATACGTGGTGGGACCGTACAAATCACTGGATGTTGATGGGTCCGCAGTCTCCCCAGTTTGATCAGTGGCAGCGATCGGGCATCGTCACAACAGGTCCGAGACTTCGCTGGCGACAGATCGGCGTTCGCCCGACCGTGTTTCGTCTGTGGCCGCCGCCGTCCAGCGCAAGCACTCCGGATGCCCTTGTGTTCGAATACGTCAATGACGGCTGGGTACTGCACATCGATGGCACGTTCGGGAATCGCTTCACGGCGGATACCGACATTCCGCTGTTGAACGATCAGATGTTCATCCTCGGGGTGAAGTGGCGTTTCTGGCAGATCAAGGGATTTTCTTACGGGGCCTTGCAGCAGGAGTGCCTCGATTTTGTTAACCGTGAGAAGGCGCGTGATGGCGGCATGAGTGACTTGGCGATGGGGCGGCGTAAGCAGCCGTATTTAATATCATCGGCAAACGTCCAAGACGGCAACTTTCCGGGAAGCTGATGCGCCTTACCGCTCTCCAGGAAAACCGCGGTGCCGTTGGCAAACTTGGCGGCAGTCAGGTATCGCAAGGTGCCAGCCAGCCTGCGCCTATAGAAGGCTGGGACGCGCAATCTCCCATCGCCGCGATGTCACCAAAGCGCGCGGTTCGGCTCGAAAACTGGTTCCCGCAACCCGACTGGATCGAGGTTCGCAAGGGCTACGTCATCCATGCCCCGTGCACGGCCGATCCAATTGAAACACTGGCGACCTATAACGGACTCACCACGCGGACCATGTTCGCGGTATCGAACGGCACCATCTTTGACGTGACCGGTTCTGGCTCCGGAACGTCCGCGGTGATCGGTCTCGCAAATTCCAGATTCCAATATCTCAACTTCGCCACCACGGGGGGTAACTTCCTCTACATGGTGAACGGTGCTGACGTTCCGCAATATTACGATGGGTCAACTTGGCAGACCGCCGTCATTACCGGGATTTCCTCATCCGACATCATCGGGGTCAACGCCTTCAAGGAGCGGCTGTGGTTCACGCTGACCGGCTCGTCGGATGCCGCTTATCTGCCGGTGGATTCGATCCAGGGTGCTGCGGTGAAATTCCCCTTGGGGGGATTGTTTACCAAGGGCGGCTTCCTGATGGCAATGGGAACGTGGTCGCTTGATGCTGGGAACGGCCCGGATGATTACGCCGTGTTCCTTTCTTCAATGGGCCAGTGCGTGATTTACACCGGCATTGATCCTGCCGTCGATTTTCTTCTGGTCGGGGTGTTCGACATGGGCGCTCCGATTGGCCGCCGCTGTATGACACGGGTTGGGGCTGATATTGCGTTGATCTGTATTGACGGTGTGGTTCCTTTGTCGAAGGCGCTGATTTTCGAGCGCTCCGCGGTGTTGAAGGCGACGCTGACCGAACGCATTCAAAGGGTGATGAACCAATCGGCTCGAGCCTACCGGAATAATTTCGGCTGGCAGTTGATTTCCTATCCCCGAGGGACAAGAGCGATTCTAAATGTCCCGATCGAGGAAAACACCGATCAGGTCCAGTACGTCATGAACACGCTTTCGGGGGCGTGGTGCCAGTTCATCGGCATGAAGGCGAATTGCTGGGAATTGCTGGATGAAGATCTGTATTTCGGGGGCAATGACGGTGTGGTCTATCAAGCCGACACCTCGGGTACAGACGCTGGAAACACGCTCTCAGCCGACATGATGACGGCCTATAATTATTATGGACTACGGGGAAATCAGAAGCGCTGGACCATGTGCCGTCCCCAGATCACCACGGACGGGCAGGTTAATCCGGGATTGGCCTTGAATGTCGATTTCCGCGATGACGCGCCGCTGTCCATTCCATCAACGCAGATCTTGGCGGCGTCGCTGTGGGATGTTGCGTTGTGGGATCAGGGGTTATGGGCCGGCGATGTAAGGACGCAAGCGAACTGGAATTCGGTCGACGGCATCGGCTACTGCGCATCGATCCGGCTCGCGGTGGATATCGAAGCTGCTCAACTCGGATCACCCGCTGTGTGGGGGGAGAGCTTGTGGGGAACATCGTCGTGGATGCTGACGGTCGCGGATGAGGTCGTGCTGCAGGTAAACGCGTTTGACCTCGTATATGAGAAGGGCGCAATTGTATGATCCTTCTCGGCCATGACGAAACTGTCGCCCAATGGGTCGGCTCTATCACGGGCAAGCCGTTTCATCCTCCGTTTACGGCGATGGGTGCGATTGATTCAGAAGGCCACCTGACCGGTGGCTTCGTGTTCACCGGCTATAATGGCTCCAGTGTTGAACTATCCCTTGCCGGTCATGGGGTGACACACCGAGGTCTATGGCGGGCGGTGCTGGCCTACGTGTTCGATCAACTCGCTTGCGACCGGCTGCAAATTCACACGGCGGCGAGCAACAAGGCGGTTCGGAAATTAGCCCCAAGGCTTGGGTTTGCTTACGAGGGCAAATCACGTAGATTCTACGGGCGTGAGGACGCCTTCGTATATTCGCTGGTTCGGGATGATCTTGTGTCGTTCCGGCAGAGATGGAGGCTATAGCTGTGGATGCACCATCGGCGCCCCCGGCGCCTGATCCCGTCAAGACAGCGGAAGCCCAGGCCGCTTCGAACAAGGAAACGGCTGTTGCTCAGTATGGACTGAACGCGACCAATCAGGTCACGCCGCAGGGCACCCTGAGCTATAAGCAGATTGGGTCATGGGCGGATGGAACGCCACGTTTCGAGGCCACCACGGCGCTGAATGCCGGGCAGCAGTCGCTGTACGACAAGGGTCTCGTCACCCAAGGCAATATGGCGGATATCGGCAACCAGCAGTCCGCCAAGATCGGTGCACTGCTCAATACCCCGATGAATCTGAACACGGCGACCGAGGACAAGATCAACAAGCTTGGGGCTGCGCGGCTTGATCCACGCTTCGCTCAGGAAAGCCAGTCGCTGGATACCCAACTGATTAACAAGGGCATCCGGCCGGGTAGTGAGGCATGGAATAACGCCCAGACCCAGTTCGGGCAGACCAAGAATGATGCTTACAATCAGCTTTATCTGACCGGACGCGGACAGGGCGCGCAGGAAGCCCTTACGGAGCGCAACCAGCCGATCAACGAGATTTCCGCACTACTGTCTCAGTCGCAGGTCAGCCAGCCGGGATTCACGAACACGCCGCAGCCCGGCGTTGCTCCTACCGACGTCATCGGTGCGCAGCAGCAAAGCTTGAATCAGGGCAATCTCAACGCCCAGCTACAGGCGAACCAAAACAACGCGCTGATGTCCGGGCTATTCAGTCTTGGATCGGCTGGAATCGGTGGCTGGGCCAAGTCGGATATCAACGCCAAGGAAAACATAGATATCGTCGGCGAGCGTGACGACGGCCTGCATGTGATTGACTTCGACTACAAGCCGGATGCTGGGCCAGAGGGCCGCCAGCGTGGTTTGATGGCTCAGGAAGTGGCGCAGGTCTATCCCAAGGCAGTTGCCCGTGCACCTGACGGCCATCTGATGGTCAATTATTCGGCAGTGCCGAAGGGCATGATGGCGCTGGGGAAGGCTGCCTGATGGCCGACAGTGGAACCTTAACAGTAGAGCGGCTGAAGGAGTTGCTCACTTATGATCCTGAGACGGGCAAGTTTCGATGGCGCGTAAATCGTGGGCGCACAGCGAAGGCTGGTGATATCGCTGGAAATCCTGCTGGTGGAAATTATATCCAAATAAAGATAGACGGGCGCTCTTTGCAGGCTGGCCGGCTAGCGTTTCTTTATATGACTGGGAAATATCCTGAGCATGAAGTTGATCACAAAAATCTAGACCGTCAAGATGACCGGTGGGCGAATTTGCGCGAAGCAACGCCGCAGCAGAACTGCAGGAATAGGTCAACCAGAAGGGACAACCTCCTTGGGGTAAAGGGCGTCAAAGCTTGCAAGAATAAATACCGGGCAATGATTCAAATTAACGGCAAGCGAAAGCATCTTGGCTATTTTGCCACCATCGCTGATGCCGCTATTGCCTATGCCACGGCCGCAAATAATCATTTTGGCGAATTCGCTAGGACATCTGGGGGCGGCGATGGCCGATAGCTCTCAGTACGATCAAGCCACGCTCGCCCGGCGCTACGCCATGGCGCAGAAGCTGATGGAGAAAGGTCAAGCACCGGTCACCCATTGGGCGCAGGGTCTCGCCAATCTCGCGAACTCAGCGCTGGGCGGCTATGAGTATTCCAAGGCCGACGAAGATCGAAAGGCCGAAAAAGCCAAGGATCAGTCTGATCTCTATACAGCACTTGGATTGCCGGCTCCTGCAGCGGCCCCAGAGGCGCCGACGGGGGGATTTCAGAAGCTGGCAGCGCTGTTAAATGGCGGCGGAGGGGGCGCATCTGCGCCTCCGCCAGACGCCACAGCGGCCTCGCTGCCGCCACCGGGCATGCCCTCAGACCAAGCTTCATACGCTCCGCCACCTGTGCCAGGCGCAGCGCCAGTTACATTTCGGCCTGGCATAACCGCCCCTCCTGCCGGCCCAATGCCAGCCTCTCCTGTGGCCGCTGACGGTGCCATGCCGCGCGGAC